TCAGGCGATGCTCAGCACGCCGCCATTGTTCCAGATCTGGTTGGATCCGGTAGCAGGCTTGCTGGTTGGCAAGCCTGGTGCGAACAGCCCGCCGCTCGGGGAAAGCCACAGCGCGCCCTGCGGCTGCAACCCAAGGCCGCCGCTATTGGTCTCGATCAGGCTGAGATTGCCGTGCGTAGCGTTCTGTACTACCACCCAGTTTGTGGCGCCCGGCGTATTCATCAGGCTGATCATATTGCCGCTGCCGCTGGTGCCGCCGGCCGCATTAATGAACAGGCTGCCGCCCTTGGTCTGGATCACGCCGTTGATCGTGCCATCGGAGCCATCGAAGCAGAGCGTGGGCGGGTTGGAACTGGTCGCCGGCTGATGCCGCAGGAAATTGGCGGCATTTGCCACGTTGTTCACCTGGAACAGCACCGCGCCCGTGGTGCCGGAAAAAATATGATCCTTGCTTCTGCCCAGCCCGGCCGGGAAGCTGCCTTCCGCGGGGGTAATGAAGGATATGTGGTTTGCCACCGAGTTCGGCGTGTTATCAATGATGGCGGTGGCAATGGGAACGTTGCCGAGATGCAAACCGTACGTGGTCAGCCCCACGGTGCCGTTGGATCCGTTGATCTGGATCACCGTGGCCATATCCTCGAAGTGGCAACCCTCGATGATATTGCTCGACGAGTCCCACGTGCTGCTGAAGGAGAAGGCGATGTCCTGGCTGTTGCCGCCGCTGGGGCCACCCACGAAATTGCAGCCCGAAACGTGGAAGTTGGAACAGTTGGTGAGGGCAAAGAAGGTCTGCGCCGTGTTCGGCCCGCCATCGCGGGTGATGTCCAGCCCCGCGAAGAAGCCATCCGTCACGTTATCCAGCAACACGGTGCCGAGATTGGTATTCACCTCGCCATTGGCCACCCACAGCCCCAGCAGCATGGCCTTGTCGTTCGCGTAGCCGGCCCAGGTGGTTTCGTTCGACTGCAGAACCAGGTAGTCCACGCCGACCACGAGCGGATTGTTGATATAGATGCCCTCGCAATACCCCGTTTGCAGAACGACGGCGTTGCCATAATAAGCCTGCAGGCCGGAAATCCGCGTATCGATGGACTGGTTCACCTCCACCACCGCCGAACTGGTGCTGCCGGCCACCGCCGGCGGCCCGAACCAGGAGATGTTGTTGACCTGCGTGCTCCAGCAGCCGTTCAGCACAAAGCCGCGCAGGAAGGTCTGCGGGAAGGGCGCAACGCCGTTGGCGCCGTTCGGATAGCCGAAGCACTCGACATCGCTGATCAGGGCAGAGACATAGCCGAACGCGCTGCTGGAGGGATAGGTGATGCGCGCCACCGCGGCGGTCTGCCCCGCGGTGTTTTCCGCATACGCCGAGAAATCGCGCAGGATCACCTTGCTGAACAGGTTGCCCGGCGCGAAATCGAATCCGATCCCCGTGTGCTGAAAATGCAGGCGCGTCTGCCCTTTGCCGGCACCGTGCAGCATCACGGCCTTGCCGCTGAACACCAGCGGCGAGGCAATCCAGTAATCACCCGGCGGCATGAAGATAGCGCCACCGTTGCCGGGCAGTTGCGCGAAGGCCGCGTTAAACGCGGCCGTGCAATCAGGGCCGCCCGTAACCGCGCCGAAATCCAGCACATTGATTACATCCAGCGCCCGCACAGCCAGGTCGCGCGGCACGGCGGTGGAGGATGCGAGCACGGTGCCGAGACTGACATCACCGGCAACCGGCGATGTCATCTGCCCGCTCGCGTTCAGCCCCGCAAATCCGCCGCTGGGAATTTTGGCACCCAGCGCCGCAATGCTGGTGTTCGCCGCGGTGATCCCTTGGGAAAGCGTCGTGAGTTCGCTGGTAACACCGGGATCCGTGCTGGCAGCGATCACCCCGGTGGTGCCGATGGAAACGTTGGTGCCGGCGCTGAACAGCGCGCGCAGCGCCGGGATCGGCAAGCGGGTGGGTGTGCCGCTGGAATTGACAATCACCTCATCGCCGGCAGCAAACGCGTTCTCCTGCACGAAGGAGGCGTGATCGCCGCCGTTGGCGTTCAGCGCGGCGCTCTGCACCACAAGGCCTAAGCCCACACCGAGCGATTCCGGCCCGCCCGGCCCCAGCGAGGCGCGGCCGAGCACGCTGGGGCTGGGCACTTCGATCGCCGCTTGCGTGCCGCTGAGCAACTGCGCCACCGATACCGCACGGGTGATGCCGGACTGGCTGATCGGCACCTCATCCTGTGCATTTGTGGTTGTTGCCGTTGGCAATTGTGCGATAGTGGGCATGCTGTGTCTGCCTCCTCATAACCCTTCGGGGGGGAGCGGTGCTGCGAAAAGTCCAAGACAGGAAGATGTTCTTTTTTGGAAAAAAGAACCAAAAAACTTTTACCTATGGCGTATGGTGCCGGCGAGGCGCGCATCAGGTGGCAAAAGGTTTTGGCTTCTTTTCTTCAAAAAGAACTATTTCCTAGCTTAATGTAATCGGCGCCCCCGTCTGATCGGTAATCGGCGCCCCGGTCTGATCCGTGATATCGTTTGCCGTGGCCGAGGGCGTCGCAAGCCACGCCACCGGCAGCGTGACGGAACGCGAGATCGTGCGCCCGCTATTGGTGCCGATCGTGACATTGACGGCATAGTTCGTGCCCGCGTTGCCACCGGAAAGCCAAAGTACCGCCAGATCGCCATCCGCCGAGGAAGATTGCAGCGTCAGATCCCCGGCGGCATTCGGCAGGATCGTTACATCCAGGCTTCCGATCGAATCGCCGGTGTTTCCCGCCAGCGCCTCCGAAAGGTCGATCACGTAATCGAGCACATCGCCGGGATCCTTCACCGGCCATACGAGCGGCGGCGGAAAGGTCTGGAAGCTGCCGCGGGGAAACGGGCCGAAGCCATCCACCACCACAACGCGCGCCGTGCTCGGCTGCCACGAAAAACTTGCTTGCGTCGGCATGCACTATCCTTTCAGAGCCCGCCTGCGTGGATGCGATGCCGCGCCGCTACCACTCCACCAGTACCAGGCCGGGGCCACCGTCGCCGCCGCTTGCGATGCCGATGCCGCCGGATCCCCCCGCCCCGGGCGCCGTGGCGTTCACCCCGGCGATCGACCCAGTGGCCGCCCCGGTGGCCGGCACCGCGCCGGCGCTGCCTAACGCACCGCCGCCTGCCCCGCTGAGCCAGGCGCCGCCTGCGCCGAATGCCGCCCCACCGGCACTGCCGGTGATGCACAACCCGCTGCCGGAGCCTGTGCCGCCACTGCCGCCCGCCCCGCCCGCGCCGCTGCCACCGCTGGCGCCGGCCTGGCCGCCGGTGGCCATGGCCAGGCTGCCGAAGCTGGAACTGCCGCCATTGGACGCGGCGCCGCCATTGCCGACGCTGACAACAAAACTCTGCCCCGGCGAAACGCTATAAAATCCCTCGCTATAGCCGCCGCCGGCACCGCCACCGCCCGCACCTTCAAAGCCGCTGCCGCCCGCGCCACCGCCGCCCCACAGCCGCAGTTTCAGCACGGAAACGCCGGCCGGAACCGTCCACGTGCCTTGCGTCGTTGGTTGAAATACCACCAGGTTGCGTGTGCCAGGCGAAAGCTGCGGCAACTTCCAGGTCACAAACGGGGCCGCCGGCAGCACGGCAATGCTGCTGCCGGTAATGGCCGTCTGCCCGTATTCGACCGTGATCACATACAGCCCCACCCAGCCGGCATCGACGTTGGGGATATTCTGCGCGCCGATCGCCACTGGCGGCCCGGCCTTCATCTCCAACTGCACCGATTGCAGGCGCTGCGTGTTCTGCGGCGCGCCATTATTGCCCGGCCCGCTATACGGCTGCCCGGGATTGGCAGCGTTGTAATACGGCAGAACAATCGGCGTTGCGTCCTGCTCCAGCAGGCTCGCCTGAACCAGATAGTTGATGCACTGGCCCTGCGTGGTTGGCGCCGCCAGCGTGAAGCCCGTGCTGCCAAGATTGGTGCCCATGCGCACCAAAGGATCATTGCTCAGCGCCGGAAGCGATCCGAATGCGGTGGTGTCCACCACACCGAACTGCGTGATGCTGCCAGGCCCAATCGACACGGACATCGAAGCCGGCGATGTCGGCGTGCAGGCCAGCCCATCGGCAATCGTTGCGGTGCCCAGCGTTGCCTGGGTAAGATATCCCAGTGCCACCAGAACGTTACGCTCGATATTAAGGATGTCTGTATCGAGCGGAATGCACCCGGGATACACGATCTGACGATCCATCTTGCAAAGCCCCTTTTAGCCAGGTCGTGAAGGCGATGGCGCGGCGCAGCCATCGCCGGTGTGGCGTCATCCTTGCAGGCGCATCCAGGCGGTGTGCCCCGCGGGAATCACCGCGGCGGCCTGGGCGAAAATGCTGGCATCGGAAACCGGCGCCGCCACCTGGGAGAGATCGCCATAGGCCAGCGGACCGCCAGTGCCATACCCCGCCACATAAGCGATCCCGGCGCCCAGCGGCCGCCAGGCTGTCACAAAACTCGTATGCCGCAGGCAAAGGTTTCCCCAACCGCCGGCAACCCCGTAGCCCACGCCACCAATCGTGTACCCACCCGTATCCTCCGGCCGCACCGGCTCGAAGATTACCGGCGCCCGGCCGGTGAGTTCGCTCAGCGCCAAAGCCAGCGCCGCCCGCGTCGCCCGCGGCCGCAACATCTCGTTCTGAATACGCTTGAGGAAACCGGCATCACTTTCGTTCTGCCACCGCGGCAGCGATGCGCCAAAGAAATCGGTGCTGATCAGATCCAGAAAAGTCCCGCTTGCCGATGCAATGCGCGCGAGGGCACGCACGGTCTGGATCAGCTGGTAGATCCAGGCCCATGCGGTGCCGAGCCCACCAAGCACGGCGGCCGCCACCGGCGCGGAATCGGCGAACCAGCGCGTGGGCAGAACAAGCTGCATACGGCGGATGAAATCGGATATGCTACCGAGCATGCCATCACCACGTAGAAAGGAAGACTCTTCTTTTTGAAAAAAAGAAGCAAAAACTCTTGGACAGCTGTCGCGGACCCGCCGGAAGCGTACGCCCTGGATAAAAGTTTTTTGGTTCTTTTTTTCAAAAAAGAACATTCTTCCTTCAGTTCACTGTTACACTCGCCGCCACCAAAACCGCATTATCCGCCGCCGTCATATCCGCCGTGGCACCGTTTATCATCGTCGAGGTGACGCTGATCACCGAAGGATCGGTCGCATGCGCAATTGCCTCCAGCTTGGAAACGGCCAGCACGCCCGCAATCGGCAAGCTGCCGATCCAGGCGAGAATGCCCTGCTGTATGGCCAGCGCCACGGAAGATGCTGTCGCGGTATTGGATGTCTCGATCGCCATCACCACCGTCACTGGCACAACAACCGGCCCGGTCACGGCATAGGTGGTGCCGATTGGCCGCACCGCGTCCACGGCCGCGCTCGCATTGGCAATCAGCGCGGCGGGCGGCGAACCCGTGCCATCATCCACCACAACGCAGAAATTACCCGGCACGCTGTTGCCGGCGGTATCCACGTTTTCCAGCACCGTATAGCGCAGCCCCTGCCGCAGCGAGGCAATCGCGAAATCGATCGCGCCCGCCGTCGCCAGCGACCGGCTGTTGATGTAGAGGGTAAACCGGGCGCGAAACGCCGCGTCGCTCTCCGCATTCACCCCACCGGTAAAGGCGGCCGTATTGGAAACCGTATCCACCCCTGGGATCGCGGAGCCGAGCAGTCCGATCGCCCCCGGCTGGATATTGCCCCCCGTACCCGCAGAAGCCGCCTGCACCGGCACGGCAATGCTCGCGACATTCGCCGCCAGCGTGTAACCGGCCGCGCCATTCCAGGCCGGGTTGGCCGGTTGCGCCACCACGGAAAAGCTCTGCGTTCCATCAGAGGTCATCACGACCGTATTGACGGGGATGGTCGCCGTCACCCCGGTGGTGTAACGGGCGAAAATCACGTCCCCCACGCTCGGGGCGCCCGGCAGGCGGGTCAGTGAGAAATCCGCCATCCAGCTGTCCAGATCGCTGCCATTGCTGGTGGCCGCGCGTGTCATGGAAAGTACTTGCAGGATCAGCCACTGCATCCACAGCGCGACGGACGCGCATGCCTCCAAAACGGCGCGCAGCACGCTGCCGACCGAAAGGTCGATCAGTTGCGCCGCACTGCCCTGCACGGTCGCCGACATATTCTGCATCAGGTTGGAAAAATTCTGCAGCGGCAGGATCATCTCAGGCACTCACTGAAAAGGACAAAACCTGGGTCGATCCCGTCGTGCTGTCGACATACTGGATCTGCACGAACACGCTGCCGTCCTGCACGCTCTGCACATCGATCGCCGGCTCCGGCAGGCGCGCCACCGTTGCTTCCATGAAAATCTGGCTTCTGATCACCGATCGTATGGAAGCCACATCGCAAGGTTGCCCGACAAATTGGGCCAGACCCGCGCCATAGCTCGGCTGCCAGATATAATCTCCAGGATTGGTCAGCAGGCGGCGCAGCACACGCTGTTGGCCAAGCGCTGTCTCCGCCGCCACCGCGATATCGCCGGTCGGCCCCGCGGAGAGATCGCCCCCCCAGAGCAAGGCTGCATCAGGCATAATTGCCCCCTTCAATCGGCCGGCGTGGGCGGCGTATCCGATGGCGGATGCACATGCGCGTTGTAGTGCCCGCGCAACTGCGCCAGAGAACCGTGATAATCGGAAACATTTCCGGTCACCACCAGATTGCCGGTATGCGTCCACGTGCCCGCACTGCTCTGGATCGATCCATCATTGCACAGCTTCAAAAAGCTGCCGCTCCGATGCACCACCCAGAATTCGCCCACCGGCGCCGCCGGCGGCGCCGCCACGTTGGACCATAACCGAGCGACGACAATGCCGTGTTCCGCATTGCCCTCCTGCCAAATCACCACCACCTGGTCGCCAGGCGCCGGCAGGCATGCCAGGCCCCATCCGGCGCCCACCCAGGCGGAGGCGATTGGCAGCCAGCCTGAAAGCACGCCCTCGGGCTGAATCATCACCCGCGCGGTCGCCGTGGCCGGATCCACCGAGGATACTACCGCCAGCCGCGGCTGCGCCCAGCCCTGATCCTGCTGCGCGGACTGCGCCTTCAGCTGGTTGAAAAATCCGTCCATGGCGGCAACCTCGCCTGTATCGTCTGGGTATATCCGCGTTCAAACGAAATGCGGCGCTCCACATCGGTGATGAAATATGCGCCGTCAAAATCCGTACCCGTATCAGCAAGTGTCAGCCCGCCGCGCGGAAACGTTGTCAGATCACCCGGCATGTCGATACACACCGTACGTGCCTGCTGCGCCATCTGCGTCATCATGCGCTGCGCCAATTGGCTGGCTGCGTTGCCCGTCAGGTTCGGCTGAAGCACCATGTAGCTGAGCGGCGAGCCGCCAATCGCGGCTGAGCTTGCCGTTTGCACAACGCTTTGCTGCCCCCGGCAATCCCAGCTTTTCACGCTCACCGTCACGCCGCCGCTCAGCGTCAGATCGCGCTCCAGCCGCATCTCCAGGCAATCCGCGGGCGTCAGCACCAAGGGCGCCGTCACCGGCCCAGGCGGCGCGAAGTTCAGCGTCTGGCCGGATACCCACACATTAAAACTCTCCAGCTCGGCCAGCCGGATCAGCAAATCCCACTCCGTCGTCACGCCCGCATGCTGATCCAGCGTCGTGCGCGCATGGTCATTCTGAAAATTCCGGCCCACCAGGCCGCTCGTTGGCGTCACCGCAGCCTGCAAACCATGGCGCCCTGCCAGCGTGGTCGCAATCTGGCTCGATGTCTGGTTCTCGAACGTCTCCTGCGTGCGCGCGGCAATGAAGGCGGCGGTCATATCCCGCCCCTCCACGCTCACCACACCGCGCCCCGCATCCACCTCCAGCCGGTCCGCCGGCCCCAGGATCATGCTGGCCCAGGCGCCATCCAGGGCCATCCTCACCTCGATCTGCAGCGTGGCCTGATCCCACACCGCATAACCCGATTCAGTCAGGGCGGCGCTCAGCCTGTAGCGATCCGCCGCCAGATGCGCATTGCTGCTCACCTCCGCATCGATCACGCCGGCCACTGGTGCGCCGTTCACCAGCACCAGCAGATCTGGCGCACGCGTCTCACTGCTGGCCAATGCCGCCCCCCGCGGAAGGATCCACATCGGGCAGCGTCAGCGTCACCAGCCCACTCAGCCACGGATCGGTAATGCCGTTCAGCTCCGCGATCCGCACCCACTGCGTCGCATCCTGCAAATATTGCGCGGCCACGGCAAAAAGATTGGCGCTGGCAACCGTGATCACCTGCATCAGCTTCCTGCCCCATCCAGATTGGCCAGCGACCGGCCCACATACCCGGCCGCACAACTCAATTGCGCCAGGCTGCCCGCCGAACTCACCAGCGTCGCCAGGCTGGCCGAGGCCAGGCCCGCGCCCGCTGCCGCCATGCCTTGCGCAATGGCGCTCTGCGCCGCCGCCACGGCCGCCTCGCTCCGCGTCAGCCCGCCGCCGCCCTGCACCAAACCATTCGGCGCCGATGTGGCCGCGATAGCGCCCGTCACATCGAAATAGGCCGCGGCCGAATTCAGATCGCTCAGCACGCTATCGGCAAGCGTCGGCGTGAACAGGTCCACGCTTTGCGCCAGATCCGCCTGCACAGTGCAACTGATCCGGTATTCGACCCACCAGGGATTGCAGTACTCCATGTCCAGCGAACCGATCACCACCGTGTAGCAGAATTCGTCCCACGCGAGCGTCAGCGGCGCACCCGCCACGCGCATCGCATCCAGCATGCGCGCCCTCTCGCCTGCATCCGATCCGGAAAAGATGCCTGCCCACACAAGCGCCGCATCATCGCGCCCCATCGCGTCGATCACCCGCGCGCCACCGATCAGTCTATGCACCGCCAGGCGCTGTCCGCCGCCGAAGCGCACGCCGGCCGGCGCCTCAAAACCCTCCAGCGCCATGCTGCCGAGTGTCAGAAGTGCCATCAGCCCCCCACAGTCGCGCCCGGCATCAGCCGGCCGCGGCGCGGATCAAACCCGGTGGGGCCGGAAGGCGCGCGCATCGCCTCCCGCCCCAAAAAGCGGGACATCCACTTGCCCACCAGAACCCCATCCAAAAACACATCGCCACCGATTGGCCCCTGCGCGCCTTGCGGGGCAGGCCCCGGGTCCGGCGACGCAGCACTCGTATCGCCGTTCCGCCGAGGCTCTTGCCCGCGCCCCGCGCCGCCCGCCGGCTGAACAACAGGTGCACCACCCGCCGCCTGTCCCGCCCCCGCCTGCTGCAGGATCGCGGCCCTCACCGGCGCCGCGGGTTGCACGGGCGCGCCTGGCGGCGCATCGCCGCCTGGCCCGTGTATCCACACCAGCGGAGCCGGGGCATGCCCCCTATCCGGCCCGGTCCGGCTCTGCGGTGCAGGCGCATCTGCATCAACCCTGCGGGTGATATCCGCCGGCGAGGCCGCTGGAAGCACCGCGCCGGGCCGCATCGCCACAGCCATAGCAACGGCCGCAGGCTGCCGCGCACGTTCACCGATCGCGCCCAAATGTGCGGCCGGCGGCGCGGCATCTGGCACCGGCGCACGAGGCGCCTGCTGCAACGGCCGCGCCTGTTGCCCCGAAGGCGCCACAGGCTGCGGCGCGGCCGCCTGCACCACGGCCACAAGCCGTTCGCCGGGCACCTGCGCGGGGGCGCGTTCAGGCACCCCGGCTTCAGGCCGATGCCTTGCCACGTCAGGCGCCGGCGCCGCGCCCTGGTCTGCCCAGGGCGGCACGGATGGCGGCACCGGAACCGTTTTCGGTACCACCACCCGCTCCGCCACCGCAGCGCCCGAAACCGACTGCGCCCGCCCCGCCGCCCTGTGCAGCGCCGCCACCGGCACCCCGCCGGCGCGCAAACCCGCCTGCCACCGCGCCATATCCCGCCGCAACCGCGCCATCTCTTCCGAAACGCCGTCGCTCAGCGCCAGCGCCACGCCGATTTCGAACACTTCGCTCACCGGCGCGCGCTCCCCAGAACATCGCCCACCACCCGAGCGATGTCGCCAGCCGTGCCCCGCGCCAGCGTTTCCAGCGGCGCGCTGGGCGGCCGACCTGGCGCCCCCAGCTCCGCTGCCCGCACCTCCCGCGCACGGCTGGCCACCACCACCCGGCCGCCCTCCACACGCACGCTCAACTCAGCCGGCAGCCCACGCGCCACCAACCCGGCGCGCAACGCCGCCGCCAGCCGATCGCCGGCCGCCAGCAGCGCATCCATCAAGGCTTCGTCCACGTTTGCGACCCCCACTCGAACTCCAGCCCCTCCAGCCGCCCCATCGCCACAACCCACGCCAGGCGCTCATCCACCGGCAGGCAGAACGCCACATCGAACGGCACCCCGTTCCGGACCAGATACAGACAGTCCACAAGATCGGGGTGCCGGCTCAGTTTCCCTGGGCGTCACTCCCTAAGCTTGGCTGGTCATCCGCCTCCATCGCCGCCGCCACCGCGGCAAGCCCACGATCACCAAGCTTGCCAACCAGGGCTTCAATCTGCGCTTCCGTCACCGGCGGCGGTACCGGCACGCCATCGATGGCCGAAACCGAAGCCGCCAGCATCGCCATCCCGAGATACGGATTGTTCTGCGCCAGCACCGGCCCGATCGCCTTGAACAACCGCAGCCTATCCAACGCCGTCATCCGCCGCAGCGTAATCTCCCGCCCATCGCAATCCTGCGCCGAAAGCGATGCCGCCGCCGCCGCGATAATCTGCGCGCTTGGCGATGCCATCAGATGCGCTGCCGTTGCGTGGCGAAAAACTCCAGCTTCTGCTTCACGCTCGCATCACCCCGCCACGTGCCAGCATTCACCAGCTTGAAAACCACGCCGGAATACTCGTACGTCGATGTGGACCCATCCACTTCCGTCACATACTGATACACCGTGCCGGCTGGCAGAGAGCCCTGCGTGAGAAATATCTGCTCGGCCGCGGCAATAAAATCATCCACCGCGCTGGTGCCGCGCTCCACTTCGAAACTGCCTTCCCACCCCTTCGGCAGCTCCGCCCCCATCGGCACGCCATCCAGCCGGTCCAGCCGAACGGATTGCGTCATCTGCCGGCTTTCGAACCCCGTCACATATGTCAGATCGACGCGGCCTTGCGGGCCCATCACCACCAATTGGCAATCGCGTCCGATCGAGAAGGAATTGATCGGCATCAGCTTTCTCCAGAAAGGAAGAATGTTCTTTTTTGAAAAAAAGAACCAAAAAACTTTTACCTAGGGCGTACGCTGCCGGCTCGGTCCGCGACAGCACGAACAAAAGTCTTTTGCTTCTTTTCTTCAGAAAAGAAGACTCTATCTTAAGTGGGCAGCACCTGCTTCTGCACCACCACAGTCTGCCCCCCCTCCACATTCACGATGAACTTCTCGTTAATGCCCTGGAACTGCACCTGCGCATCGCTCTGCACATAGCCAAGGCTCGTCCGGCTCTGCGGATTGTTGCTGGTATCGCAAATCACCGAATAAGGCGGCGATCCATCCAGGCTGCCCAGAACACCCTGCGCCAGCAGCGCCTGTAGAAAGCTCAGTTGCGTCGATCGTATCTGCTGGAACAACCCTGTATTGATCACCTGGCCCACAAATTGCCCCATGCCCGCCGCCAGCGTCGCCGCGATGTAATTGGTCAGCCGCGTATAATTATCCCCGTTGATGGCGGGGTTGGACGATGTGTTGTGCCCGCATCGCACACCCCAATACGCCCCGCCCGGCTGCGGATTGGCAATCACATCGATACCCGCCTGGAACAGCACGCCCAGCTCCGCATCGCTATATGTCGCTGTCTGGCCACTGCCCGGCACACCGCTGCGCTGGGTGCCTACCACGCTATACAGCGGCTTGTTCAGGCTCGATTGTTCCGGCGAGAGATTACCCAGCCGACCAGCAACAAAACCTTGCGGCGAAACCAGCCGTGTCTGCCCATTCGCCTGATCGTTCCAGAACACCCAATCGCCAAACATCAGCTTGGCCGCGTAGGAATTTAGCCCCGCCGTCTGGATCAGCGATACCGCATCGCTGATCGCCTGGCCGGCCGGCCCGGTCAGGATCATATATACCCCTTCCGAAAGGCCGAACGCCGCAACCGTGGTCCATTGTGTGGAATCCACCATATCCGCCAGCACACCGATGCCACAGCCCTGGTTGCGCAGCGCATACATGCCCGTGCGCGGCAGCGTATCCTGCCCGACCATGATGGCCGATGTCACGCCGGAAGCGCCATCGCTGCCGCCCGCCAGACCCAGCGGGCCGAACGCGGCCGGCGCCGTCGCGGTCGCCGTGCCCAGCGTGGCCACCACAAGCTGCGATGGTCCACGCAGCGGGCCATTGCCCTGATTGATCGCGTTCACCAGGTTCTGCCAGAACGCGGCATTGCTGGGCGCAGCAAGGTTCGAATAAACCTCCGGCACCATCCCCGGCATCGTCACCACCGCCTGCCACTGCCCAAGCACGGAACCGGCCGACAGGGTCACGGTGATGCCATTGCCCTGCGACCCCGTATACAGCGCGCTGATCATCACGGCGAAACTGCCGCCGCCCACCAGCCCGATCGCCGTGCTCGCCGCCGCATCGGTGCCATCCGTCACGCGCACGCAGCGGAAGTTCGTCGCCCCCTGCTGCACGGCCGTCGCCACCGACGTGCCCATGTCATACGGCCGCACCATCACAGGCCCGAACGCCTGAGCATAGTCGGCCATCGTGCCGATCGCCACTGGCTGGTTCACCGGCCCCCAAGGTGCTGATCCCACAACACCGATCACGTTCGTCGGCACACCGTTCAGAACCAGGTTCTGCGGCGCCACGATCTGCACATACAGATCCGGCACCACCAGCGCCGTGGTATTCAGCGAACCCTGTTGATATATCGGCATAATCAGGCTTCCTCCCGTCCCTTGGAAGCCGCCGCCGGCGCTGCCGCCGGTGCTGCAACCCTGATCACATCATGCGCATGCTCGCCCAGCAGCAGCGTGCGCGCCTCGGCCGGATCGGTGATCATGTCACCCGGCCTGTGCTGCCCGAAAGCACGCACCACGATCAAAGCCGTCGCCATCGCCAGATCTCCTCAACCGTAAATGCCGTGCCCGTTCATCACGAGATCGCCGAACAGCATCGAAGGCACCACGCCGGCCACGCTGGTGCCGTATTCGACGTCATAGACAAGATCGCGCCTGTAAACCTGCGCATCCTGGTCATCATCGATGCTGGAGCTGGATCGATACCGAACCCGCCCGCCACTGCCGTCGGCAAGCGTTATAAAACTCGTCGCTGCCAACGCGCTGCCCACAACGCCGCACACCAGATCACGCAGCACCGGCGTCGGGCACCAGGCGGAAATACGAAACCCCTGCTTCTGCCTCGCCCATTCCGTGCTGGAGGCCGCACGCACCGCCACGCGCGCCACCAGGCTGCTCACCCCCGGCACCGTCACCGTGCTGCCGGAAAGCAGGCATGGCCGGACCGCCTGAACGCTCTGCGCCAGCACCGCGGCCGCCACCACCGCCGTATCCCCGGCCTGCCCCACGTAAACATACGGCTGCCCGGCTACCAGCAATCCCGCCAACTGCCCTGCACCGCCCGATCCGCCGAACGTCGCGCTACCGCCCTGCACCGCCACGGTCAGTGTCGCCACACCCGGCGTCACAGTGCTCACCGGTCCCCAGCGCGTCGTATTACGAGTCGCCCCCGGCACCGCAAACACGCTGATATTGGCAACACCCGCCGCCATATCCGCCGCCAGCGCACCAGACATCGGCCAGCCGCGATAAACCCTTACCGGACCACCCGTAACACTCGGCAGCGACGGGCCCGCGGGGTACACCGCCGCCGTCACCGCGCCCACCAGCGCCGTCTCCACGTCGCTCAGATCGGCCACGGTATATCCTCACATCGCGTTGTCGTCTTCGCGGCGAGACCGCAAATACAGATCCCACTCCCGCTCCAGTTCCGGCTTGTTGCCGGCCCACTCGAGCACGCCATAACTGTTCCGCTTCAGATCTGTATCCGGATCGAACCCGTGCTTTACAAACATGTCCCAGCGCCCGAGATACCCCCGGTTCTGTTTCGCGCCATGGAAACGATGCTCGATAATCCCTGGCAGCGCGGCAATGCGACCATTCACATACCGCATCGCCCGCGCCTGCCATCGCAGCAGATGCGCAGCGTAGCTGGCGCTCGTCCCCGCCGGCCAGCTCCGCTCCACACGCCCCACAAAACCCAGCGCCATATGGTGGTCCGCACTGCCCATCCCGGCCAGCTCGAACAACCCGCCCGTCCAATCCAGCAACTCCCGCCGGCAGGCCCAGAAATACCCGCTATGGGGATACTCCGCATAGCCGCCATCGAACTTCCAGAACTTCGCACCCTCCGCCACCAGCGGGGCGCCGGCCATGTATTGCGCGCAGAAAGATTGATGCACCCCGATCAGCTCATCGTTCGGCCCCAGATCCAGCGCCTTCGTCCAGGTCTGCAACACCCGATAATGCTGCAAATACTCCACCGCCTCCCGCGCCCAGCCATCCTTGCGATGCCAAATATCCGCATCACCCCAGGCGATGAAATCCGCATCGGGAATCCGCTTGATCCCCTCGTTCAGCGCGCATTCCTTGCTCCACGACCAACTATCCGCCCGCAGCCCAACGTGATTCACGTACGGCAAATCGCAGGTGAATTCCCGCCGCCCATACTGCACCTCCACCACCGTCAGCCGCACACCCGAATCCAGCATATGCGAAACCCAGTCGCGATAATGCCGGTCCGGTGTCACCCAGCGCAGCGGATTGAAACGCGCTGTCACAACATGAAGCTGCTCGGCTTGCACTGGCTGCCTCCAGAAAAAAAAGAAAGGTCTTCTTTTCTGAAGAAAAGAAGCAAAAGACTTTTGGTGGTGCTGTCGCGGACCGAGCCGGCTACGCGCCGATTTGCCGCACCAGCAGCCGCCAGCCCAGCGTGCTCTGCTCCGCGATGCTCACGACATAGGTGCTGCCGCGCTCATCGGAGACGACGTCAGCCACCTCGATCGGCACCGGCAGCGCCGGCAGCAGCATCACCCAGTTCCCGAATCGCGTCTCGGTCAGTGCCGCGCCCGCACCTCGGCCGCCAGCCTCCAGCAGGCTGCACGGCCATCCCATGATCACCCGCTCGCCGGATGTCGCATAAAGCCCGCTATACCCACCCTGCGCCGCCGGCGCAGGACGCACCACCGTCACCACCCGGTTCGTCAGCACGCACTGCACCGGCAATAGAGGCTTCTGCGCCGCCACAAAATACGTCTCCCGCGGACCCACAAGATAGTCGGCCGCCTGGGTATATACGGAATCGAAAATGCCCTGCCACAGCGCCTCGCCATAATCCGGCGCATGCGGCGCCCCGCCTTCGGCCTGGAACACCGCGAACAACTTGATCACCCGGTTCTGCGGCGCCAGCGGCTGCATGGCGCCATCCGGCCGAAACACATTGAACGGCCGCCCCAGCTTGCGCGCCGCCACGCCCATGCCCTTTGCAATCAGGTTATCCAGCAACCACGAATCCATCAAACCACCCATTGCAGGCAATTGCCGCTTAAACCCTCGCCAGGCGGCACACCGAAGAAACCGCACAGCCGCCGGCGCCACTCATCCAGCAACCGCAGCCTGTCGCTGATTTCTCCCGGATTATGCATCCAGGACGCCGCCTTGTTGGTATCCAGATTCTCGCTCGCCGCCGGCACCGCACTCTCCAGCTGCGTCAAAGTCGCCAGATAATTCAGCACCACGGCAATCTCTGCCGCCGACAGATTGTTCATCCGATACTCAAGCAGCCCATACGCCGTGTAAAACCGCCACCCGATATTGCCGGCCGGTGAGGCGCCATACGCCGGATACCCGCAAAACCTGCGAACATCCGTCTTCTGCTGATCCGTCAGCATGCGCCCTCCTCACACAACCCGCCGATGTCGCGCATTCACCCAATATGCTCGATCATCACCGCCCGTTTGTAATTAGCGTTCGTCGCTGTCGGAACCGTCAGACTATTCGTCGTGGTATCCGATGGCGCACAGAATCCGCCGATCCAGTACCAAGATTGCGCAATGATCTGCTGCAGCCGGTCGATCGGCTCACGCGTCACCATGCACACCCCATCCACCAGGGATACGAGCGCATCCTTCGGCTTCACATCGTCCGCCGCCATGCCCGCGAAATCCCCCTCCACCAGCGCGCCCTGCCCCACCACGATCGGCCGGCGGATCAGCGCCCCCGCCAGAGTCGGATGCGCCTGCACGTAGGATTCCGTTGTCAGCACAAAGCGCAAGCCCAGAAACTCATTCACCACACCCTGGCCCGGCCGGAAAATCTCGTTGGCCGACGTCGCACCAATGAACAGGCGCTGGAAATCCGGATCGGCGAACAATTGCCGTGCGCTGATCGGATCCAGATAGCAGTTATAGGCGCCATCGACATCGGGCACCGCATTCACCCGCAAATCCGCCACCGCGTCCAGAATGCTGGTCATCGCCAGCGTATCGCCAGCCTGGATCAGCGATGTGTTGGTTCGCCCATTCGGCCGCAGGATCGCCGATGCCGTCGCTGCCTGCACCGTATTTCCCGCCGTCGCGTCGCTCACCGAAACCGAGCCGTTGAACGTCAACTGGCCGCTTTGTCCGCCCGGCGCGGTGGATACGTTATTCACATCCGGCGCCACGCCGATCAGTGTATAGATATCCGCGCCCACCGTCACGCCAAGCGGATTGGCGGGGCTCACCGGCTGCTGCACGCCATTCACGAACGCCGTCTGAAACCCGCGCACGTCGTCCACGGCAATCGTCGCCCCGGCGCTGCCTAGCGTCGCGGTCACCCGCGTATTGCCGCCGAAATACGCGCTGAACAGCGCGTTCCGCGCCAGATCATCCAGGCTGCGCGCGGCCTGTTCGCCGTTCACATAGGCGTTCTGCAGGAACTGGCTGGCAATCCCCACGCGGCTTGTCACCATGTTCAGATCCATGGTGGCGGCGTAATGGTTCAGCGTCAGCGTGAATTGTTCCACGTTCCACGATCCGGGTGTCAACCCGTTATCGAGGTTCGTGTTGGTATTGGCGGCAAGCGGTGTCGTCACCGCCGGCTTGAGGCCCGCGCGCGTCTTCGTCAGCGTCTCGCCGATGCCCACGGCGAAGTCTTCCCGGTCCGCGCAGGCACGATACCCAAGGCGTGACCGCAGCGCCTGCTGGAACTCGCGCTCCAGGAAACCTTGCTGGATGATCGGCTGAAGCGCTGCCGGGAAATTCGATATGCTCATGGGTGCCCCTCAAGAAAAGGGGGAGCGAAGCTCCCCGTGGTTCCACAAAAAAGAAAGGCCAGGGGCTCTGCCCCCCATACTTCAAGTAGGGGGCACAGCTGGGGCCTACAGGCCCCAGACCCCCATCTGTCTGGATCCGGCACGGTTTGGGGGATCGCCAGGCAAGCCCAGGGTCTAGAGACGAATCCCCAAGCGGAGGGTCTGGGGGGGGCTGCGCCCCCCCAAGCCTTACTTCCTCCGCACCAACTCCGCCCGCGCCGCCCGCCACTCCTCCACGCTCATTTCCGTCGCCAGCTTGCGGGTCACTGGCGCCGCCGCCGGCGCCACCGCCGCGCTGCTCGAACTCCCGGCCGAGAACAGCCACGGCTTCTCCCGCCGCAGCTTGCCGATCACCTCCGCCGGCTCGCCCGTGTTCGCCTCCGGCGTCAGAATCCGCAGCCCATCCAGATCCACGATTCCCGCCCGCACGGCCTCCGCCTTCAGCTCGGCCTGCCGGATCTTGGCGGCGGAGGCAGCCTCCGCCTCCTGCAACTGCTTCTCCAAAGCCTCAGCGCGCGCCTTCAACGCCGCAAAAGCCTCCGCTTGCCCGCCAGCATCATCCGCGCTCATGTCGCCCCCTCATGGTATCGTTCAGCCGCAATCCGCTGTAATTCAGCGTCCACATCCTCAATGTCGTAGCTTGCCGCCAGCACACGCAGCGCCGTCTCGCGTGACATCTGCCCAGCCGCCACCAGTGAAATCAGTGTCTCCGCCGTCCGCTGCCCATCCAGCGCGTCATCCGGATACCAGTCCGGCCAGCGCAGACTCACAACCGCCGCGCAATCCAGCCGCGGCAGCACGCGCCCGCCCACATGCAGCGGATACACACGGTTCGCCCGCAAAATCATCCGTGCCAGATCCAGCAAGCCGCCTTGCCCGTAGCTCACGCGCAGATTATCGGCCAGCCACAGCAGCCCCTGGTTCATCAGCTGCAACGCGCGGCCGCTCGCCGGCGCCGTCAGCCGGTTTGCCTCCGCCCTGTTCCCATGCAGACTTTCCAGCGCGAACTCACGCAGGGTCCGCACATACTCGATTACCGCCTGGCTCGCCGTGCCGCCGATTTCCAGCAGCTTTGCGTCACCCTTCTCGCTCACCACCAGCGCGTTGGCCGCACCCCGCACCATGTTGCCGTCCAGCCCGGCCGGCTCACGGATCAGCAATGTCGGATCGCTGCTGTATTTCAGCCCACGTCCAGCCTGGCTCAACTGGTAATCGATCTCGATGCCGGTATCGATCGCACTGCGAAAGCTGCACGCGCCATCCACGCCGCTGCCACCAGGAAGATTGCGTATCCACACCAGCGGCACAAATCCAAGACCATGCCGTGTGGAACGTTCCGCATCCTCCAGCGCCGCCGCCGCCGTGCCCACCCGCAGCGGCGTGAACCACCGCTCCCACTCCGCATCCCATATGCGCTGAAACCAATAGGTCGCACCGGGATCAACATCGTATCCCTGCGCCACCAGCCCCGCGCCGCTCACCTTGTAGCGTTCGCACACCCGCACCAGCGTATCCGGCGCCATCGGGTCCCACACCGGCGTCAGGAAAACCGTGTCCAGCACATCAACAAACACGCGCCCGTGCAGCACGCGCAGCAGCAGCGCCACCGATCCCACGCTGCCACGCAGTGCGGCTTCCACCATCACGGCATTCAGCTTGGCATCGCGCACCACATCTGCCAGGGCCTCGCGCACGCCCGGATCCGGCGAATCGAAGGCGGGAAAATGCCCTTCGCTGAACAGCAGCGCCACGCTATCCTCAACCACCAGCCGCGCCAGGCCATACCGCACCGATGGCCTGCGTTGCCGCAGCGGGATATACTCCCCGCTATCGGTGCGCTCCTGATGAAACTCGTACGGCAACGCATCATAAAAGCTGCCATCCAAGATGCGCTGATACAGCGAGAGCGTGCGTGCCCGTTCCGGATAATCCCGATCGTCCGGCACCAGATCAGCAATCGTGCGAAACAAACCCCGATCCTTCCCTAAGCGCCTCTCCGGCGAGCCCGCGACAGCCGCCCAAAAGTTTTTTGCTTCTTTTTTTCAAAAAAGAAGGTTCTTCCCTACCGCCCGGCATGGATAAGCCGCGTGAACCGCGCCGGCATCGGCGCCTGCAGCAGCATCGCATAGGCGCGGGCCAGCGCATCCACCTGGTCGTCCTTGTGGCCGTTGGGAAAATTCGCCAGCTCATCCAGAAACGCGGCATTCCACCCCGCCCGCCGCATCGACATCGCGCCGTTGCAGATCTGGCTCGCCACCGGGTTCGCCCGCGTCTCCTTGCTGCCCGTCTCCGGCGATGCCACCACCCGGAACCCTGCCAGAACCTGCGTCAAGTAAACGATCTGGCTTTTCCCTGCCTGCCCCGGATCTTGCGGCAGCCCCACCGGCACGCCGATGCCATCGGCCACCGCGGCCACCCGGATACGCTCGCCCACTTCGGCCGGCAGCGCGCGAAACCGGATCACGTCATCGATAAACACCGCCCCTGCCGCGTCGCGCACCAGTTTCACGCCGGCTGTCCAGTCCGGGTCGCCACTGGAATCGACGCTACCCGCCAGATCCCACGCGCGCACCGCCATCCCCATCGGCACGGAATTCACCACGATCATCTTGCTGACGTCGAACAACTGCCCGCCCGTGGGCAGTGGCTGTTGCTGGTACAGCGCCGAAAAATGCCGCTCCCCCAGCGCCTGCCGTTTCTCGCCCAGGGCCTGCGCGGTCTCCCATTCCGGCCACAGAGCTTCGCCCACTCTCCGTCCCATCGGATCCCCCGCTTCGGCCAAGGCTGGCAGCCGCAATGTCGTCCATCCACCTTGTTCGATCAGCCGCCCGGCGAGATCGTCGCAATGCCATCGTGTCATCACCAGCACCATGCGGCCTTGCGGCTTCAGCCGCGTCATCAGTTCGGCGCGGAACCAGTCCCATAATTGCTCGCGCGCCTTGAAACTCTCCGCGTCCGCGAAGCCGGCAATCGGATCGTCGATCAGCGCCAGGTCCGCCCGCCGCCCGGTCACCGCGCCATGCACCCCCACCGCGAAATATTCGCCGCCCGCATCGGTGATGAACCGCCCGGCCGCCCGTGCATCCGGCAGCACGCTCAATCCCAAATGGGCGCCGTGCTCCTGCACCAGCGCGCGCACGCGCCGCCCGAAATGGCACGCCAGTTGCGCCGTATGGCTCGCCGCGATCACCGCGCTCACCGGGTGCGCCGAGAGCCACCACGCCGGAAACAGCCGGCTCGCATAGGTGCTCTTCGCCGAGCCCGGCGGCAGTTGCAGCATCAGCCGCCGCGTTTCCCCGCGCGAAACCTTCTCCAGCGCCGAGATGATCTCCAGATGGTGCCGTGCCGGCGCCTGCCCTTCCGCCTCCAGCACAAACCTGCACCAATCCTCAAAACTCTGCGGGGCCGCTCCCCCCGGCCGCATGGCCGCAGCACTTGGCGCCACAAGCGGCATCGATCTGCTGAGTCCTTATGGTGCCGGGCAACCGGCTGGGCGGCCCCGAACGCAGAGTCTGCGTTCGGGCTCGGCGCCCTCAAGGGAGGGCGCCGCCGGGCCGCACGTCTCGCCGTGCGCAAACCGCCATCGTTGAGTGAAACATACCCAAAGTTGGGCGACCTGGGCAAGAACAAAACAAGAACTTTTTTTAGTCCGCCCAAAGCCACCCAACGCAAGCCGCCGGCACGCTGCCATCAGCGGCGACACACTATATAGTAGGGTCACGATGAACCGTTTTTTCATACTTCTGCCGGTGCTGCTCTCCGCCTGCGCGGATGCGCCCAGCACCATCTTTGCTGGCCCCGTCACACCAACGGCCGGCATGTGCGATCCGCCGTCCCAGGCCACGCTCACCCTGAAGCAATCCGCCTTCGTCTTCGCCCCCAACAGCGGCATCGTCGTACTCAGCGGCCACCTCGCCGCCGGCCAACTCGCCGCCAGCCTCACCCTCCCCGGCGCCGACAAGAAGCCCTACCCCGTCAGTTTCACCGCCACACTTACCGGCACCACCATCGCCGGCACCTACACCACGCCGCGTTGCCGCTACGCCGTCAGCCTCAAAGCCACGCAGGACTAAGCCATCGTCGGCAAATAAGTGCGTCGGCACGCCGACAAAGATGCCGCGTCAAACAAAGGCTTAGAGCCCGTTCGACCCAGCAGCTCGAGTCAGTTATTGTCGAACGGGCCCTAAGAAACCCTAGCCCGCATCGCTCCAGGGCGATGCGGGGGGCCACGCCCGGCCGGACCCGGCAAAAATGCCCAACCGCAGCCCTTCCTTCACTCCCTCAAGAACCGATCCCGATCCGCCCGGTGCAGCGCCCCCACCGCCGCCACCAGCATATCGATCCCCTGCGCGTGCCACCTTTGCACCGCCTTGTGGTCCGCCCCCAGCACCCCGCCGAGCCGGCGCCAGCTGAAAATATGCCGTTCCGTCACCGGACTTACCAGGCTGCGCGCCCCCACAATGCGCCGCAACACATACCGTTCGCGCGGGATCAGCGCGATCCAGCCCAGCGCCTCATCCATTCGCGTGATGCGAGATGCCGAAGGCACCGGCGGCCTAACCTGACCAGGCGCCCAGCCATAGGCCTCCCGCGCCTCATGCACCACATCCAGATGGCTCACCTTCATCCGCGTCGAATAGCCCGTGCCAGGCAGCGCCAGCAGCGTCGCCCCGGCCTCCTCCAGCCGGTAGATAATGAACGCCGAATCAACCTCGCGCCTTGCCTTCTCGGCCAGAACCGCCGCCACCCGGGCATCGCCCGGCAGAGTCACCACATCGTTCATGATTTGTTCTCCTATAAAAAAACCGGATAGGGATACGCTTCGCCCTCCAGAACCGTGCCGGCCGTCAGCATCCCCCATGTCAGCGGATGCCCCGCCTGTCGCGGCGGCCGATCACGCGCCTCCTCGGGCGCCGCCATCTGCGCCCGCGTCATCCGCCGCGCTCCGATCTTCCGCCCCCGCTCCAGCACCGTGTTCCGCCCCAGCCCCATGGCCTCGGCTATGCCGTCCCACGTCACCCCCGCCCATCTCAGCCGCAGCAGCCGCTCATCCAGCTCAGCGTCCCATCGCACATGCGCCCGCAC